CGTGCCATACAAGACAAGGATAGACTCTACAGCCTGTTCCTTATCATTGACACGATTCCCCATCAAGGAATTATAAGCGTCTATCAAGCTAATTTGTTGCTCATAGTCACCAATTGCAAAGTGATTGTTGCGATATTCGATAATTGGGATTTGACCAAGGTTGTGAGGTGTTGCCTCCTCGCTCTGAGTTGTTCCTGAATCTGTACTTCTCAGCACCATGTGATAGTGCAGATTTTCGGTAAAGACCTCAGCCTGGTACTTGGTAGTGTCTTTCGTATCGTCCTTTACTTCATAGTAATAGACCGCAAACAAAGGCTTCCGCTCAATACTATCATCGTAGACCATGAAGGTATTCTCTGGGTCAATACTAGTTGAGTCCAACTCAGTCAATCCCTCTTTAGCATAGATGTACTCGTAAGCACGACCATAGATGGCCATGTTCAAAGCATTCTGAGCATCTACTTGGTCAATCTCAGCGCCATCAAAGGCTGTAAGTAGTTCATCGATATCACCTTCAGCAGTGTTATTGTACTTGATAGGATTGCCCATAAAATAGCCCGTAGCCGTGTCTGCGATATCCTTGGCATGATTGGCTACCGTCTTGTAATTAGGTGCGTTCACGTTGCGTCTCGTGTGTTCTAAGATAGCATGCTCACCCAAATAGTAGCTTTTAAGCTTCTTCAAATGTGAGCTTTCAGTGTTATGCATCGTTATCAATTTGTAAATCAGGTCTTTCTTCAAAGAACCCTCATCATATCCATCCCGTGGATAGGTTAAATATTGGTACATGTCTTTCCTCTCTATAGACCATAATCAGAACGTCTGCGGACGGTTGCTTTTCCACCTTCGATACATTGAAGGCTGTAACGCAAAGCGTCCATCAAGTGGTTGTTTTTATCCTCTGGTTTATTCAACCAGTTGCCTTCTTTATCTCGCTGGTAGCAGTAACTATAAAATTCATCCATGATGTTTTTACAATCTGGATGCACATAAATAGCGTATCCTTGCAATTTGGATACGCCTGCCATAATACTATCCTTACCTTTCCGACTCTCTTTTATTCTAGATATGCCATGTTCTGACCTGAGCTCTTCAATCAGCCGTGACTCTGCGCTATCAGCAATGATTTGTGAGCGATGATAACCTTTGTCTTTTATCATCTTCGCAACTTCTTTGGTTATCAATCCGACTTTATACGCCTCATCAAAGACATAAATCTCTTTCGTCGTGTCATTTATCAACGAACAACACAAAGCAGTTGGATCATGAGTAAAACCAAAGTCAAGACCGATACATAATTTATTAGCTGAATCTTGTAGTAATTCATCTTTATTGAAATCCTTGACAGTCACGTTTTCGTAGATTAAACCTTCAGCAACTCCCCATTCGCCATCACAAACGATTCTAGCACGTCTGGGGTTCGTATGATACAAATCCTCATAGCGTTTGATATCGACTTCATCAAGCCACTCATTGCATTTGTAAGTGGTTGTAGTAGCGAATGTGTCAGCCCGTCTCGTCTCTTCATCGAAGAATACACGCTTGAGCCAATGCCTCTCATTCCACGGGTTAAATGTGACTGTGATTTGTTTAAAGAAATCAGGTACATCTAAGCTACCACGGATAGACTCAACAACCGTGCTGAACTTGTCTTCAGTCTCAATTTGATATGCTTCCTCGAACCATGCCCAACAAAGACTGCCGACATCGACCGTGATAGATGTGATTTTGAGTTCATCATCCAAACCACGGAATAGGATTTTTTGACCAGTCGCTTTTATGGTTATTTCAGGCAAAGACTCATTGAATTTGAATTTATGAGCGACCTTTAACTGATTAGCAGCCCACTTAAAATCCGTATAAGTCGATTGCTTGTTCGTATTCGAATATCTACGAATGACAAGCAAGTTAGCCCAAGTATATTTCAAAAGACGGATAACATAATTCAAAGCGGTTGTCTTGGACTTCTTCGAACCACGGGACCCTTTTACAACACGATAAAGATTTCTTGAGCGCCAGAACTGTCCGTACCCAGCTCCTACTGTCTTAGGTAAGTCAACGACAATATCGTTTTGCTTAATCTGGTATGTCTGACTCATTTGCAAACACCACCGTTCCAGAAACGTCTGCCTCTACTTTGTCTGTCCAAAGCCTATGACGTTTTCCTAATAGTTCGGCTGCCTTGATTCTGTCTTTTGCTCCAACATCAATATCCGTAATCGTTTGACCCAATTCTCCGATGCTTATCAAAGTCTGTTCTTGCGTCTCTCCTCGCATTACCGAGGTTAGATAACTAAGGACTTCTTGCTGGTCTGCGATTTTTTCAGAATCAAGCTGTTTCAACCGTTCATCTATATAACTTTTAATCTTAGGATTCTTTAGTAACTTATGTCCTTCAACGCCTGCCACTCTATCACTAGAAACACGATAACCTGCTTTCTTATAGGCTTCCGTCGCATTACCTGAGATGATGTACTCATCTGCAAATCTCTTTTGTTTTATTCTCAATCCACTCAATTTTCCATCACCACCCTTCGAATAATCAAAAAAAGCCACACGATGTGCGACCTTCTTGCAAGGCGACTACNNCTTGCGTGCGTATTAAATTTTGACTTCTTTTTTATTTTTTGTAGTCTTTAAAACCTCTGAGGGAATCAAACCCTCTAGCTTATAACTTATCCGGAATATAATTAGCTACGCAATCATGCGAGGTCCAGTCGCTTCCGCAACCATTTTTAAGTTAATGAGTGATAGGAGTTAATGAGTGATATGTGAATCCCCACCCAGAAGATTTAACTCATTCTGGGACACAAACACTCAAAGGAGAGGGGAGGACTTGAACCTCCAAGGCCATTACAGCCCCCTGACATTACAGGTAACCATCTACCAATTCTGAGACCTCTCTTTTCAATTCTTGATACTACCATTTTATCAGAATTACAAAACTGTGCTAACAAGTATCATTTTTTCCCGTACGGTTTTGTAAAGTTCAATTTAGTTCCATTCTCTCCAAAACCTCATTCAGTTCAGAGATAGCCATATTCCGCCAAGTGTAGAAAGTTGTTCTGCTGATTTCCATTTTGTCACAAATATCATCAACATACATCTTAGTAATGTAAGTCACCCTGAGAATAGACCTGCTCTTTGGATTTTTCAGCTTGTTAATCAACCTACCAAGCTCAAGCTTTCTGTTGATAACCTCTTTAGTATCCTGTTCTATGGCCTCTTTCATCACGACAAGCTGAGTATAGACATCATCAACTTTTCTAGCTTGACCACCTTGGACTTTGACGTCAATCCACTTGGGGCTTGAGAGCAAACCTGCCTCAAGCTCGTTAATTTCATCTATACGGCTTTGAATGTCCATGTCCAGATTCTGCAACTCTTTCAATAGTTCTTTAGCCTTGTTCACTCTCTGTCTCCTTTGTGATATAATAGTCTTTGTGAGAACTATTAGCTGAGACAGAGGGTGTCTTGGCTTTTTTATCGCACAAATTCGTTGACCAGGTCCCGGATAAAGAACTTCCAATCAGATTCTCTAAACGTCAAGAAACGATCTGTAGTAAAATTTCTAAGTCTTTTATAGAAAAGCATCTTTAGTTGGATTGACTCACCAACACTCAGTAAAATACCGGGGAAGCGATGTACTGAATGCACTCTATTTCCGTATCCAGAAATATCTAAATGTATTAACGTTTCTGGATATATGCGCCCCATACTAGCTTCAACTCCGAACTCAACCTTAACTTCTTCTACAATTGGAACCTCGTTAAAAATTGGTCGTGCAGAAAATATTGGCGACGGGATTTTTTGCATTTTTCCTGAATACGGATATTTTTTTGGTTTCATTCCTTATCCTCCTCCTTATTTTCTAAAACGGCATCCTGTATAAAAGTATTGCCAATTTCATAGTGCTTGTATTCATTTGCTGTCACTTCAAACCTTTCTTCAACTTGCTTATTACCTGTAAATCCTGAAACGACCAGAATGTATTTTCTTTTGGTTCTGGTTGGCACAAGTACCGAACTTTTACCATTTATAACAGGTATGAACGTTGTGTGAGGTTCATCAATGTACTTATCTACCACTGTCCCACTCGAAATCTGGTGACATGCTACGAGTAAGGATGCGAATAAAACAATACATAGGATTTTAAAATATCTCACTCGTTGACCTCCAAAAGCTCTGGGTTTTCGTAGATGTTGCCTATGATTTCCTCATCTTCCATCACTCCACCTCCTCAATCTCAATCCCTGGACAATCAAACACCCAGCCGAACCCAGTATCTTCGAGTTGTTTGCGAGTAAATTTTGTAGCTATGCCACCCAGAGAGAAGAATAGTTTCTTATCCCCAGCATTATAATATAGCGGTTGTTTCGTCTCTTTCATCACCACTGTATACCGCTTCTCTTTTTCAACCTCGTAGCCGTCAAGCCAAGCAAGACAGAATTTTTCGATGTTATTTTCGTAAAACCAATCAGGAACTTTCTTATCATAATGATCTTCAATTACTCTCATTGCACCGTAAACATGAAAATTGTTTTTCTTTTTAAATTCTATATATTCCGCCACAAACTGCGGAATTTTGACTTTTTGGGGTTCGTCTAGTTGTTTCAACTCTTTCAAAAAAAGTTCAACCATTGAAGTATAAGGTACAGGTTCATAAAAAGGGCTGTGTTCATTCCACAATTCTTCATACTTCTTAATCAATGCCTTAATATTCATCTTAGTTTCCTCTATAAATCAAATAAACTGCAATAATTACCCGAGCCATGCTTGGCGAATAGCCAACCCAATCATCAAACTCCTTAGATTTTGGCAACCAATCCTTAGTAGATCCCAAATCATAGTCTGTAGGCTTTTCATCAGCGAAGATGCATTCCATCGCTCCCATAAACGTCATACCATCTTCTGCCATTTCCCAAAAATAGTCCGCCCGGTCTTTCACCGCTTGTGGTAAATTTTGCTTGGGAGGTTGCGGCTTCCCGTCTTCTACCGTCCAGTTGTATACTGCATTAACTTTTTTCTTTAACTCTTCCATCACTTCAACTCCTTGTCCTTAATTTCTCCAGTAAGTCTATTTTCTAAAATGTGACTTGTATAGCAAATATCGTTTTTATAAGTATAGTGATCAACGGTTTCTTCAACCCATTGATTTTTAGTGTACGGGTATCTGTTTGGTCGTTTCAATTTACCACCTCACATATAAATATTTCGTATCAATATCTTGTTCTAAAATACAGTCCCTTAACGATCTCAAAACATATAACGCATCATTGATCGTTCCCCATTTATTTGCAGGTTCATATTGTACATATTTTTCAGGTTGCCTTTCCAATTCAGTTATGCCACGTTTAATATTTTCAAAAATATCAGCAACATTGTAAATTGTGCCTTGGTCGAAATCCCAATCCATAGCCACCCTAAACATTTTTCCAAGATTGTAGGTCGGAGAACTATATCTAGGTTCAGCAATACAAATATAATCTCCACTCTCTATTTTCGCTAAGATTTCCAAATCATAACTCATTACTCCATCTCCTCCATCTTTACTTTATACATTCGATCACCTCGATACTTGCTCTCGAGCTGAGCCTTGCATTTTGCAGCATCACCCTCTTTCTTAAAAAAGTGGGTTTCGTCTACCATATTGTCAAAATATAGTGTTACTGTGTATGACATTTTTACCTCTTTTTTTCAAACTGCTACCGTGCTACCGATAAAATCTAAAAAAATAAAAAGTTTTTTCAAGAATCCCTATTTTATAGGCTTTCTTTATTATTACTATTATTTTATATACTTTTTTTAAAAATATAGGTAGAAGAGTAGCATTATATATAAATATTAAATAAAAGTCAGTAATATCAAGGGGTTAGACTGCTACCGATGTGCTACCGATGTCTCATTTTATCGGTAGAATGCTACCGATCTACCCCCTCAACTGCTACCGATGACTACCGATAATTTTTAAATTGCTACCGATTAGTTTTTTCCGAATTCTTCACTCTTACGAACCCTTTTGTACTTTTACCTCCTGCCCGGAAAACACTTTTTTTCCAATCAGGATGATTATCCATGATCATGTTAATCTTCGTTGACAGCTTCCTGTCATTCGAATTTCTCATAAATAAGTTGTACATCATTTCACGAGTTGAGACCTTATCTAGTTTTTTGCTTCCAGGATCAAAGTCGCTACTATTATCGAAATATTTACTTGTGTATTGATGTTGTTGCTGAATAGACCAGTTTTGCCAATTTTCAGGGACGGGCATATCAAGATATTCAAGCACTTGTAATTCAACTTCATCACGATACATGAACTGTTCACGGTAGATATTCAATTCATCCTCTGTATTTTCATCAAACATCAAATTAGCACCAGCACGATAGATTGTAACGGCTTCGCCCCAAATTTGTTCGATTGTATCAGGATCGATTTCCATTGGATGTTTCTTTTGCTGCCTGCTATCTGCCATAATCGGGAGAAATCGACGTTCTCCGGTTTTGTCCTTCAGGTATTCTGTTTGGTTAGTAGTTCTGGCTATAATGAAGTTTTTGGCAAACTCTTCTGTGCGTTTCATGTAGGGCTTACGATACCGTAAGCTAGTTTTTGATATAAAGGCTTTCGTTTCAGCAAAGCTCATCCGATTACTGGCCACCATTTCATCATCGTTGACGATTAGACTCTTTAACATAATGTCGTAATTATCTTTATTAGAGAAATCAGTCACGGCATCCGTATACCATTCGCCACCCAATTTTTGAAGGAGGGACGTTTTCCCAACTCCTTGTCCACCAACCAGATCCAGAACATAGTCAAACTTAACGTATGGATCATAAACTTTAGCAACTGCACCAACTAGCCACATTTGAGCGATTTTAGAAACTAAAGGGATATCTTCAGCGCCGAGATATACTTGAAGCATGCGGTCAATCCGGTTTCTGCCGTCCCACTTTTCAGCTGCTTTCTCCATATACTCAATAACTGGATTGTATGATCTTTCTGAAAAGAAAGTCTCCATGCCATCAAGCATCGCTTGGTTTGAGAAAGCAACACCTAACACACTTTCAAAGTAAACTTTTACGACTGAATCAAAGTTAGAAGGGAGCTCACCTTTTTTAAAAAGAGTGTTGCCGATCTTGATATCTTTAAGGAGTTCATGCTCTTGGGAAAAATCGTTGTGCTTTAGGTAAATACTCAACTGATCATCAGCTTTGAAAGACATCAACACATTACTTGGACTGTTGGCCTTGATGTCTCCCTTGGCAGTCGTTATCATCTTAGGTTGTGAGTCAATACTTACTACATTACCAATCACAATCACCTCCTATCTTTTTTAATCATACTTTCAATAGTACGCATCATTTCCTTTTCAGGCAAAGGGTTTGGACTATTTGCATTTGCTAATCTTGCAAGTTGAACAACTACACCATCGTCGACCGCACGATATAAGAGACCACCTACGAATTTTGCTAGTTTGTCATTTCGTCCACCTTCATCACCAAAACCAAGGGCGATGGTTTCAAAGAGATCTGTAGTCTGTGTTCGGTCTCTAGTATGTGAACGTCTAACTAAATCCCTAAGACCGTCCTTACCATCATACTTATAACCGTGAGTTTCGCCATACTGTTTTTTTATAGACTGGATTAAATCTTTTGAAGGAGTGACCATCGTGCCACCTTCCTTAGACTTTTCCAGATCCCACTCATACTGCCCTTTATCTGTGGCAGAGGGTGCGACTAACACATAATTATTTTCGTGAGCCTTAATATCAACACCAGGCAAGAATCCAATCATCTGAGTGATCGGCTCATCTTCTCGTTTGAAGTAGAATAGATGTTTACCGCCACTAGCCGTCTTAGCTTGCAGTGTCGGTTCGATTAAATTTAGATGTTTCCATTTTTTTAGCGATTCAAAACCATTCGATTTGCCGTGTTTGTCAATATCAATGACAAAGAAGTTGGTAGTCTTTAGGGCAATGTTTGCATTAGGGTAGCCGTCCCAAAAGTTTTCAATCTCAGATGGAGTCATGGCTGGCTTATCAGCAAAATCAATCAAAGGCATCTTGTTTTTAGGATTGATTGGAATGACTGAGAACCCTAACTTTTGGTACTGTAATGCGTATTCTTTCATCGACGGCATGGTTTTTTTCTCCTCTTTGTAAATATAAACAAGTTCCTGGGCCGTATAGTTTGACTGATATTCGGCTTCAGTCATATCCAAGTATGTTAGCATAGCTGTATAAGCCTCTTCTACTGTCGTGAAAGGACCAAATTCCTCATCAGTTTCATCAATGACCCAGAACTTGTTATTTCTTAAAAAGGGAGGTCATCGTCATCAATATCAGCTTCAGTCAGCGGTTGTGCTTCTTCTTCAAGGTCATAGTTTCGGAACTCACGGCCATCTTTCCCCTTAGTCACAGAGATAACAAGGTTGTAGTAAGAGCCAACTGCCTTACGTTTTAGAGCCTCTTCCAAGGCTTTACCGTCTTCTTCATTTCCTTGCATACTGTCGCCAGCAAGGACCAAGGCTTTGATAAAGAATTTCATAGTGCGTTCAACTGCCCAGTCAAGGTTCTTACCGTTCCATTCAGTCAGTGTGCCAAATGTTGCAAATTCAGAGCGTCCACTGTAATCACCGCCACGGATTTCAAATTGATAACCAAGGCTTTCCCAGCCTTTGTCCGATACGTTGAAGGTTGCTTTCTTCAGGACTACTGGATAAGTACCAGCTGGGATTGGTGCAGGACCGTTGGCGCTGTCTTTGCGTGGGTCAAAGCCCTCTTTTTTGATTGATTTTGCGATATCTAGTAAGCTCATGTGTATTCTCCTTTATTTCTTAAAATAGTTCATCATCAGAGTCAACTTCTTTCTTAGGTGCCTCTTTTGTTTTTTCGGTCTTAGCTGGTTTAGTTGTCTTAGCTGCTTCTTTTTTAGGGGCTAGCTTGCCCTTTGCAGGCTCAACAGCCCCACGGATAGTTGCCAAGATTTTCAAGATGGCCTTGTCATCAACCTGGTCCGCATAATAGGTCTTACGCTTGCGGTCAACCTCTGATAAGATTGACATACTTATCTTTCAAGCTTGGCTTGTCTTTGGTGGCATTGCCATTGTCATCATATTCAGATACCTGACGGCTGATGTAAATAACATTCATTGGCAATGCTTTGAGGTCAATGACTAATTCTGTGATAGCTTGGTTAAAGAAGTCGTATCCTTTGCCGTATGGAATTTCCGACAAGGATTTCAAGCGAGGTTTACCAACTGGGGTTAATTTATCACAAACTGCAATCTTAATCATTTCAATAACATCGTCAATTACATCAATAACGACTGTTTCATAAGAGTGCTTCTGTGTCTGGAGAGCAAGCAAGATATCTCCAAGCTGCTTAATTACTGAATTGGTAATTCGTCCCTTGTCATCTTTTTCATTGATCAGCTGAATGCTTGGAACAGTGTTAGCTTCTGCATTCCCGTCTGTGTTCAAAACGATTGGATTTGGGAATTCATTTGCAAGATAAGACTTTCCGCTCATGGTTTCACCGTAGATGAAAAAATTTCGTGGGGTATCTTTAGGAACTTGTGGTTTATTTGCTGGAAGTGTAAATGCCATTAGAGAACCCCTCCAATAATATCCTTAATCATGTCCTCAATTGATGAACGGTCACGCTTGATAGGTTCAACTTCTGATCCATTCGGATAGGTCAATTTGTATTCCGCTTCAACTGCGACAATTTCACAGTCAAAAGCTGCAGCAAGAGCCTTGTAAGTCTTTTTGTTGTCTTCGTATTTTTTACGAGGAAGCTTCAAACAATATTCCAAGCTGCAAAAGTCAGCTGCAAATGCTAAAGAACTTCTGTCCTTGTAAGAATTAAGAAATTCTCCAGTTTTACGGCTACGAAATACGATCATTTCAGTTGTTTTATTCATTTTGTTTTCCTCTTTTTTTTAACTTTCTTTATAATAAAATTCAATTACATTTACATCATGCTGCTGACGACTTCCTGTTATGCGCCAGAGCAATTGTCGATAATCATCATATTCTCCAGAACCTTCTTCTACTGGATCCAATACGACAATAGTTTGGTATTTGTGTTGCAAGCCGTCTACTCCGACACCTAACACTTGACTAGTAGCAACCACGAATTTCTTATAAAGTCCTTCTTGAATATCGCCCGTCCAGATTCCAATTTCAGGATGGCGCTCGCTAATGACGTTGACAATCTGCTTAGATTTACTGACAATCAACATATCGTGTGGTGCTCGTTCGATTAAACCGTCAAGTTGTAACATCAATGGCGTATCCGCATTTACTGGCTTTAATTTTGGAAAATCGACTGCTACGCCTGTTTGATTAAGGTAGCGTTCAAAGGTCTTTCTTCCAAACGATTGCTTGGCCATTGCAGTTTTGCCGTCCACTGTTACAAGATTTAGTTTTCTAAATTCTGCAAGTTTTTCTGGATTGCCAGAGGCGACTCTCTTTTGGTAAAACTTAATCTCAAAACCGTTATTCTCAACTGCATTCTCAATCTTTTCAATGTCTTCCCAGCGGAAAAAGTTCGGCAAGTTTGAGATATAACTTTCATAATTCCTGAAATCTTCCCACTTCTCTTTTGAGTAGCTGAATGGATCATAGACCATTTTCCCATGAGTCTTTTGCCAGTCAAATTTATTATTTGGGGTTGCCCAACCAAATACCGTTTTTTCAAGCGGATAGAAATTTTGTCCTTTTTTCCGGATTGGTGTCGCTGAAAGACCTATCGTGTATTTTCGCTTTATTTTGCGATATAAGGCCACTTGTTTGTCAGAAGACATATTCTGCCATTCGTCTACTATCAGCACATCACAATCTAATTTATGCCCCTTTTTGACTTGATTTTGAAGATATCTATCTGTCTGAATGATAATCTCAACACCTTTATCAAAATTCATAAACTTGACTGCATCTATCCAACCATTCAGAATAGCTAGTCGATTGTTTGTGATGATGATTTTTTTAGCTTTTTTATGTTTTGCAATAGCAAGTGCACAGATCGTTTTACCTCTGCCCCCAAGAGCCTCTAAAAAGATTCCATTAGATAAATGTTCACTTCTTTTAATCGCTTCAGCTTGCCACTTTCTTAGCGTTATTGTGATACTCACTCACCACCTTTCCGATATCATGAACCACTTCTTCAATATCATTTCTCATTGCCCAAAATAATCCAAGTCTTGCTGCTGCTCGAATATCTTGATGATGACTTTTTTCAAATTTCCAAAGGTCTAAGATTTTCAAAAGATCGTTTGGAATATCCGACTTGTAACCTGCATTGAATTGAAGAATGGCACCTGGATAGCAAAGTTGGATATAGGCGATGGTTTCTGCCACGCTATTATCTTTCGACTTGTCGTTATCCCTCGCCTTAAATTCTTCAACAATAACTACATCGAATTCAAGATTTGTTCCGATTTCGTGAAACCAATCAGCGAAACCTCTCATACCATAAGAGACAACCCAGCTATCAACTAATCTTGCATTATCCAACAAGACAACTCCTGTTGTGCTGGTTTCAATTTTATTACTGCTTGGATCAATAGCTAAAATTTTCATCAAACACCAACTTTCTCAGTTAGCACTCCTGGATAAAGGGCAGTGTTAAACCAATTTTGTTTATTTACCTTTGCAAAGGCAAATAGCGATTTAACTTCTTTTGCTTGCTTCTCAAATTTTCGAATATCTTCCTCCGATTCAAAGATAGGTTTTTCCTTGTATTTAGCAACTGTGACCAGCTTGTATTCCGGAGTGAATACTGGCTTTTCATTTCCTTGATCAAGATTTGTTTCGTCTACTTTTACAAAACGAATCGCAACATCAAATAGAAAACCTTCAGTAACAAGTACTTCAATCGATTCTGGTCCAATCACAACTGCTAGTGAATCTGTTACTCGTGTTTTATTCATCAATTCCATTACTTAATCACCAACTTTTCTGTCCGGACAAGTTCCGCACCTTTGACTTTCTTGCCAGATTTAAGCAACTCTTTGAGTGTTTTTTTGTCCGGCGCAAGCGTCACTTTTTTTGTAAAATATTTTTTCGGAAGGTCGTCTTCGTTGACCTTGACTGATTCTGGATTCTTAGCAATTTTTATAATCAGGGCACCACTCTTAACTTCGGTTTGCCCCGTGACATTCATAGCTGCCATAATGTTATCCTTTACATAATCCAGCTTTTTCTGTGCCACCTGTTTCTTGGCTTTGAAGCTCTCTTCCTCAGCCTTGTACATGGCCACGTCGGCTTCTAGATTCTTGATAACATGGGCATATCCTTCTGCTTTCTGTTCAAATTGTTCTTGCCAATCGATAGCCTCAAGTGTGTCCGTTTTTGTTTCGTCATCAATATCCATTTGATAAACTGTCAGAAACTGACCTGTCAGTTCGTATAAACTAGCCATTTTTTTCTACCTCTCTGATTTTGTTTGTGAGTTTTGTTAGTCCAATACCTGATTTGGTTAAATCAGCGTTGGACGTAAATAAATGATTTTGATTCATTCTAGCAATTTCGTTTTTAGATAAACATGCCAGGTTTGAAATATCATAGTTTGTTTTATCACCGTCCAAGAAGACAATCGAATGCCCTTTTGGTATTGGCCCGTGATGTTCCTCCCAAACCTTGCGGTGTTTCAAAACCCATTGATTAGGTTCTCCAATCTTTTCTTTTGGATAACCGTCTGTTGTGTAGTTGATAGTACCGACAGGTACATAATTCGGAGGTCGATTACCTTTTTTGAACTGCCCGCTGTTTTTTGGCATATTGGGGTACTTCTTCCCCTTATTGTGAGGAGTCTGACCTTTCTCGAATCTTCCTGTCAAACCACTATGTAGATTATTATTTCTTCGATAACTCTTAATCTGTTTCTCAGTCAGTGATAATCCAAATTTTAGGTTCATTTCATTTGCAACATTACGAGAAATCTTATTTTTTTGGATCGATACAAGATAATCATGTTGCTCCTTTGTCAGCAATCGACCTTGATAGACTTTTCCAACTGCTAACCCTAGACGTTTGCGTACGCCACCGATTTGACTCTTGTTATAATTCGTACCAAATTTTTCATTCAGCAACCTGGTTACTTCAGGAGTTAAACGACCAGGGCATATTTCATGCATGTACTCCGTGTACTCATCCTTCCAGTAAAGCGATCGGGGCATTGACTTCACCTACCTTGTCTTTGAATTTTTCAGCATCTAGCGCCAATTGACCTGCTTGTAAGATTTGACCTGAGATTGCGACCATCTGTTTTGAACGTTGGAGTTCCGTCTTTAATTCATCTGCAGTAAGATCCCTATCGTCCAATGTTTCCAACTGGGCGAAAAGAGTATTGGTTAAATCTGTCAATTTATTTCGAACCATCTACTTCGTCACCTCTTTCATCAATTTATTTGCTTCTTTGATTAACAAACGCATAACATTGCTATCCGTTTCTTTTTCTGCTGCTCTTGTCAGCATATCCACCCACTCACGTCTAGTATCATTCTTCCAATCAACCAACTCAGTGAGTGCCTGTGTATGGTTATAGTAAGGCGAGTAGTCGTATGACTTATCTTCCAAGCGAACGCATCTGCCTGCCTTGATGTCTTTGGCCAGGTTCGCTCTCACATTACTATTTGTTGTACCAACGACCTCAGCCACTTCATCATATGAGGCAGCAGGGTGCTCTCTATAATATTCCCTAATTCGTTCAGCTTGAGTCATGTTTCTCCTCCTTATTTCAACCCTTCAGGCGGTTCTACATCATAAGTAAATTGCTTATCTGAATTTCTCAGATTCATCCGTGCGACATTGTTTGCCATCAGCTGGCGCTCTTTTTGTTTCATTTCAGCGTGGTCATCTAGTTTATTTACTAGCGACCATAGTCCAATTCCTACGATTATTACCAGGTAAATGTATTCCATCATTTTTCTTTCTCCTTTTCTTTGTAGATTGCTACGATTTTCTTCAAGTCTGCAATTTCTTGATTCGTTTCTTGAAGTTTTTCCTGTGTTTCAATTAGTGATTGATTGAGGTCTAAAGCGACCTCTTTCCAGTCGAGATTAGTTTCTTTGACCTCTTCCGAAAAATAGTTTTTGATTCTTGATAGTAGGTTCATCCTGCTGACCTCATTTTCTTGCTTGTTTCCATTTCTTTTTTCCAAGCTTTAGTTCCACGATATTGCAAGTATTCATAGAAACCTTTAATCGTTACAAGTTGTCCACTATCCAAAAGATGTTTTTGCTGACTAGGGAGTTTTTGCATTTCTCTTCTTCGCTCTCCTGCTTGTCGTTTTGAACATCCAAAGATACGTTTTAACTCTTCATCATTAGCAGAGACTTTTTCAATGATCACATCTTTAATTCTTACAATTTCAACTACTTCCATTTTTGCTCCTTTCGTGTTATAATTTAGTTAGTTATTTTTGATGAGCGCCTGACTTCGTTAGGTGCTTTTTTCTGCTACTCAATCTTCTTATCCTTTCTTCTCTCGTTTTCTGCTATAATACATACAGAAAGGAGGATAACTTATGACTAAGTCTGATTTGGGACCTTATCTAGATGCAGTTACAAACGAAGATGGTACTCTTCTAATCTGCAAAACAGAGCAAGGTGCATACATTGGCGATTTCAACCCTTCATGCGATGAAGAAGATTTTGTGCTAACTTATGAAGACGTTTCTGTTTCTTTGTCTTACGCACAGGTTCTTTCTGCAACTCTTTTGAAGGTTTAATCGCTGGCTTCAAATGATCATTCATCCAAATACTAAACAAAAACTGACACTGTCCAACCGTCTTTTTTGTTCTAGTGCTTGGGTGGATTTTTATTTGTCGGAAATCCTCCCACGCTAACTTATGTCCGTACCCTTTTAGAATTTTCGTAAACAATTCAAAAGGTACTTCAAATGTAATCTTGTCAAGTCCAGTAGATTCTACATAATCTTCTGGTAACTTAAATAGTTCTCTGTCTGTCATTCTTTCTCCTCTTTGGTTATATAAACAGCTCAGTCTATCAAGATTTTGAGAAATCAATTTCAGATTCTCACTAATCGAGCGTGACTTTTTTTGATACGGCAATCTCAGAAATTTACCACCAGAGGTAACTACCTTAATGATTTTTTCGAGGTGGTCTTTTTCTTGTTTCAAGCTTTCAAGAACGCTTTCCATCTATGTGTTCCTCCTTCTTATTTTTTTGTTTCTAGTCATTTACGAAATTTTCGTATTTTTTCCCTAAAAAAATATCATCGAATTTCACATTGAAAAAAAACATGTATTTTTTCAATAGCTGATAACCGATATCAGAGCTATCTTTTTCTAATCTAGCAATTGTTTGACTTGAAACTTCAAATTTTTCTGCCAACTCTGCTTGAGTAAGTCCTTTGTTGATTCTCATAGCTTCTAAAGTCCACTGCACGTTCCTACCTCCTTATCTAAATTCATCCAAGCTGACTTCCAATGCATCAGCGATTTTGCATATATTAGTCCAAGAAAGGTACTTTACCTTTCCACTTTTCAAATCAGAAAAGAAACTACGGTTGACTCCAGACATCTTAGATAATTGATAACCATTCAAATTTCTTTCCTGCATTATTCGGTTTAATTGTTCCCACATTTTACACCCCCAAAAACACTATATGTTGTTAAACAAATATATTTGATTAACAATATGTTGTGTTTTTCTGTTATCTATGTTATAATCATTCTTGACTAAGACCTCTCACCGTTTTAGTCAAAATTCCAATAGAAAGGAGGAGATTTTATGAAATCCTTTAAATATTTTCGAGAATCTTTAACAGCTGAAGATATGCAAGCTATCTCTGCTAAAGCTAATGAAGCTACTAAACAGATTGACCATACAGACGGATTGCAACTGGGGAAGGTCAGTGGTTTGACTTCTGTAATAACTACTATTGAGTTACTTGAGAAGTATCATGAATGGCTTCATAGCTAAGACGCTTAAATTCCTCTGAGTCTATCTGAAAATTGATATGCTTTTTTTGTAAACGCTCAAGAAAACTAGTGTTTCTTAAAAGTTTTTCAACTAACTCAGGGTCTGCCTTTACAAAGGTGGACTCTTTTTTCCCACTATACGGATATCGTCTTGGTCTCATTTCCTCACCCCCTTTCAAATATGGTATAATCAAAATAAAACGATTGGAGAAATCTTATGATATTTCAAGTGAAAGTAAATTCTTCTGTTTCTAGGCCTGTAACCGTTGAAGACATTTGCCCAAATTGTAAAAAACCAACCAATCCAGATCTTGTGAACTCTTCTTATTTTTCTCTTGGAGAAAATAAAACAAGCTTAGTATTAACATGTAGATGCTTAGGTTGTAAGCACTTTTGGACAGAGGAGTTTATAGCTACAAGATTTTTAATCAATGACTATACCGAAAAATACGAAATTGAACATATCAAAATAATCCCTAATCTTCCGAGCGATATACCTATATCTGACGATGTAGAGATAGTTTCTCCAATTGGTAAGCAAATCTATGTCCAAGCACTGAAAGCTGAACACGAACAACTAGACCACATTGCAGGTATTGGATACCGTAAGGCGCTTGAGTTCTTTGTTAAAGATTTCTCCATTGTTACAAATCCTGATGATGAAGATAAAATCATTAAAATGTCATTAAAACAAGTTATTGAAAAATATATCAAGGATGAAGACCTTAAAACATTTGCGCTTGCATCTGCTTATATCGGTAACGATGAAGGTCATTACTATAGAAATAATCCTGATAAAGGTTTTACAGACCTAAAGAACTACCTACACGGAGTTATTCACTACATGGAAATGAAACTCAATTTCCTTGATGCTCAAGAGCTTGTGAATCGTTCAAAGAAATCTTAGAATCTACTTCATCCAACTTCTCAGCTATATATGTCACAGTCCTCAATATCTCATTGAGGGCTGTTCTTTCTAGTTCGTTCATTTGTCTTACCTCCTTTTCCTTAAGCTTGATTTAATTATAATACGATTTTTTCGTATTGTCAATAGTTTTTATCAAAAAAATAGGATTTTTTCGTATTTTTGATTGTTTATCATTCAAAAATGATATATAATGTAATTATAAAAAATACGAGGTAATCGTAAATGGACGAAAAAAAACGAATGCAAATTATTGCTGAAAATATTACACACTTTAGAAAGCAACGTGGCATCACCCAAAAAGAGTTGGCTAAAGAAGTTGGAATTACAGCAAGTACTATGACAGACTATATGAAGTTAAGAAGCGCTCCTTCTTTTGGTGTTATCCAAAAACTGGCTGATTATTTCGGTGTTAAAAAATCAGATATAGATACTACTTTTAAAGAAGAATCCACCAACTCACTGCCAGACGCTCCAGATTCGCTCACACAGCAGATAATGGATAAGGTAGTGCAATTAATCACTCCAAACAAAAAAATCGTTCTTCGGACGTCTGAAGAGCTTCTGGAGAGTCAAAAAAACGAAGAAGAAACGAAGGTAAACGAAGTATCGGAAGTTATCAGCTTGTACCAAGTTGAGGTTGTATCTGAGACGGCAGCAGCTTGTGGATTTAACTATGGATTTGGCTACGATGATACAGATAGAGAGACTATAGAGGTTGACGAGCGGCCACCACGCCACGATATTGCGACCAAGGTCAGTGGAGACTCCATGCAACCCGACTACCAAGACGGAGACATTCTCTATTTAGTAGACAAAGGACTGACTACCTACAACGGAGATTTAGCAGTTATCGCATATGGAGACCGTTCTTACTTCAAGAAGATATATACCGAAAACGGACGCTTACGCCTAGTGTCACTCAATGACAAGTATGAAGATATCATCCTAGACTTCCCACCAGCCGAAGATACACACATCAAGATTTATGCAGTTGTCGGGGTGTATAGAGAGAAATAAAATGAATAAAGAAAATCCATATTTTGAACAAACCAAACAAAACTACATAGAAGTTGAAAAACTCTATAAACTTGGTAAAGCAAAACATACATCTTCTAAATACAGATTTCTGGCACCAGCAGTTAAAAGACAATCTGAACAATTCTTATTTGAAGCCAAGACTCAAAAAAGAAAATATTGGAAATTCAGCCGTGGCTCTCTGGTATTCGTAGAGTTCGGTGTAAATATAGGCGGAGAATTATCAAATAATCATTGGGCTATTGTCTTAGACAAAGTAGATAGTCCTTATAAAAAAACACTCACAGTAATTCCTCTAACATCTAAAAATCAAATAGATACTGTACTCATTGATGAAATTATTGCAGAATACCCTTCTATTTTGCTTGATGAATATATTGAAAAATTACACAAAGAATTATTTGCCTACCTAAAATATTTAGATTCCAATAATGCAATCACTGAAGCTGCCTTATTGGATGTCTACCAAGCTTACACAGAACAATTTTCAAACGAAATAATTCAACCTAAGATAATAGACGATGACAACCTTAAACGGACACAATCAGAAATAACTGACGTTATTGAATTAACTCAATACTATAAAAAGTACATTAAGCGTTCTTATGCAAAGTGTAATAACCTTCAAACAATCAGCAAAGATAGAATTTTAAAGAAAAATAGATTAGATCCAATCGGAAAAATGAAAGTATCTGATAACACATTGGACAAAATTAACGAAAAGTTAAAAGAATTATACCTTTTCTAATCTCTTGACTTTTTTTAATAATTATATTACAATACAGCTATCAGGAGTTTAGCTCCATAAAGTTTACATTTGGATTTTAGATCCATAACGTGATGGTAGCCGTATTTGATACGGCTACTTTTCTTTTTTAATTAAGAAAAGATAGATGCTTGACAAAAATTAAAAAAAGAAATACACTAAGAATGTAAAAAAGCCTTGTTCGTCAAGGACAAAACGGTCTGGTGTACTTCTAAGAGGTACACCTTATTTTATTATCTGACGAGATAGCAACTATTTCCATTTTGGAAACAACTCAAAAAAGCCCCACGCTATCCGACGGCCATCTTTGAGTGTGAGGAAATCATGTATAAGAAACAACCATTCAAAAGGTCGTTTTCTTATACCCATTTTATCAAAAAAATGAGGTAAATACAATGTGGATGGAAAAACTTTCCAATGGAAAATACAAATTTTTTGAGCGATACAAAGATCCCTATACTGAAAAATTAAAAAAAGTGTCAGTAACCATGGAGAAGAAAACTCCACAAGCAAGAAATCAAGCTGCTATCTTGTTGCAAGAGAAGATAAATAAAAAACTTAGCACAAAACAAGTAGAAAGCATTACATTTGAAGAAATCTATAACCTTTTCTATAAATCATGGACGCAAACAGTAAAGGAATCAACAAAACATAATTGTAAATCAGTTGATAAGAAGATGAAGGAAGTCATACCATCCGATACCATACTTGCTAATCTTGACAGGCGTTTTCTTCAAGAGGCTATTGAAAAAATTATTGAAAGCAACGGATATATTACAGCTAAAAAAGTACGGCATAGGCTCAGAGGTATCTTTAATTACGCTGTTCAATACTCTTACATTGAAAACAACGAGGTCGATTATACTACGATTCCTCAAAAACCAAAGACTTTAGAAGAACTGGAAAAAAAGCGTAACAACTTTCTCACCATGCAAGAAATAAAAGCACTTGTCGATGTCCTTAATCGTCGAGAATATCACCAAAAGTACGCTGATATGGTTCTTGTGCTGACATTAACTGGTATGAGATATGGTGAGTTAACTGCCTTACAACTGAAGAATATAGACTTCGAAAACAACAAAATTGAGATCACAGGTAATTTTGATTCAGTAAACAAAATCAAGACGCTACCAAAGACTACAAATTCAATACGGACAATCAAAGTATCAGAGAGTGTCATAGAAGCTATTCAAAGACAAATAGTACGACTTAGCGAACGTTTCCAGCCATTGTCAAGCGATGATTATATTTTCTGTTTTGAAAAATGGAATCAACCTACAACAATAGCTTGCTTCATACAGATATTAAAAAAATATGGAAAACAGGCTAAAATAGAAAAAAACTTATCTAGCCATATTTTTAGGCATTCTCATATTTCGTTTTTAGCAGAGTCTGGCCTTCCAATAAAATCAATAATGGATCGAGTTGGGCACTCAAATGCAAAAATGACTTTGGAAATCTATTCTCATACTACTGAGGATATGGAGGATAAACTGGTCAATAAATTAGATACTATTTTTTAA